CCGATCTGGCTGAGCATCTGCGGCGGCGCCGCAGCGATCAGCCGCCCGACGCCCTTCGTGCCGGCGTACACCTGCCCGGCCGCGCCCCAGATCGCCGCGGCGACCTGGTCAGCCGTGTTGGTGCCGGTCGCGAGGTTCGTCGTGGCGGCGGTGCCGCCCGCAACGAACGCGTCGACCGCGATGTCCTCGGTCTTGATCGCGTACTGCGCCGCGTGGTCGTTGATGACGATGTCCATGATCTGCGGCTGCGACCAGTCGATGTCCTGCCGGCTGACGTTCACGTAGCCGCCGTACGTGACCGGTGTCACCGTCAGCTTCGTGATCGTCATCTTCTGCGACGTCAGCTCCGCCTTCTCCGCCGACTGGGCGAGAACAGCGGTGTGCTGCGTCACCTTCGGCCGGGAGAACCCCGTCCCGGGCAACTGCCTCGGCCCGAGCGCGGACACCAACGGCCGGGCGGCATCGACGAAGTTGACGACGGGGCCGAGGATCGGCGCGGGCAGCAGCCCCGCATTGTCGGCGGTCGTCTGGTGGGCTGCGGCCCTGGCGTACAGGGCCAGCTTTTCGCGGCTCTGCTCGTGCCCGAGAGACGCCCGCCAATGGTCGAGGATGTACTCGCCTGCTGTGCGGTACTCGACCTCGCGGGGCCGCTCCGGCTTGTCGGCGCTGATTGACCTTTGGATCTCGGCGAGCCGTTGCGCGGAGTCGTTCCCGATCCGGCGCAGATCGGCCATCGTTTCCGCCTGCTTGCCGAGCTCGGCGGCCCGGTCGCGGGCCCGGGTCACCATCTCCATCTCCTGGCTCGTCAGGTCGCGCGAGTCCTTCTCCGCGTCCTCGACGATGCCGTCGATGAACGTCTGCTTCTCCTCGATCTCGGCCGCGACCCGGGCGAGCATCTGGTCACTGGTTCTCATGCGGGGATGCCTCCTCCAACGCTAGTAGCGGAACGGGTTTCGCTAGCGATGGCGCTTGGGCATCCGGGCAGCCGGCCCACCTCGTGGTCGTCAACGGCTGGCAGCTTGCGCGCTACCGGGACACTACCGAATCGCTCAGACGCGCGTAGCGCTCGTCGAGCAGCCAGCCACGGACCACGTCCAGGTTCGGCGTCGCCGCCGCACTACGCGGCTCCTGCGGCCCCTCGGCCGCGGTTCTGACGGCCAGGACCCTTGCCTCCTCGTAGGCGGGGTCGGGTGTGAGCGCGATGTGGTGCAGCCACAGGTGGTTCAGCCGGCGCCGGTTGCGGTTCTCCCACACCTCCGCCTTTGGCTCGTTGCGTTTCAGCTGGAACCCGGCCGAAGCGTCGAGCAGCCCCTCGCTCGCCTTGATCAGGCTGTCGTCGTCCGTCGCGGAGATCCTGATCTCAGCGACGAGCCCTTCGGCGCGGGACGGGTGAAACGCGATCGCCTTCCCGATCACGTCCGGGATCACATGGTCGCGGTTCACACTCACGCGGCGCCTGCTCGCGCTGATGCCGTCGAACGCGCCGCGCGAGACGATCTCCTGGATCATCCGGCCCCGGTAGGGAACCTCGGTTTCTGACTCGTACGGCATCACGACCAATTCGACCGTCCGCTTCGGAAAGTTGACGCCAACCGTCTGCGCCGACCGGATCTCGATGTCGCTGATCATCCTCTGAGCACCCCCTCCGCGACGTTCGTCGGTGTTACATCGTCGAGCCGTTCCGCGGCCCGGATCTCGTCGATCGTCATCGCCCGCTGCCCCGTCGCCGGGTCGAGGATCCCGAACATGATCTGCGCCGTCTGCGCCCGCTCCAGCGTGCCGGGACGGACGTAGGCGTCACGGTTCAGCTCGAGCTTCGTCTGGCCTCTGAGAGCCCACTGGGACAGGGCGGCCATCACGATCTGCGCCATCGGTCGCAGCCCGTCGCGCCAGTGGTACTCGAAGATGTCGTTCATGTTCTTGTAGGTCATCGTCCCGGCCTGCGACGGCAGCCCGACGAGCTCGGGCGGGACGCCGAGCAGCACCGCGATCCGGGCCTCGTTCATCTGCAGCAAAGGGACGAGCGCCATCTCTTCGGCGTTGATCTGCGTCGGCTCCCACGTCAGCCCGGCGTCGAGGAACGCCGGCTCGCCGATCCCGGCGGCGCGGGCGGCCATCCAGTTCGCCTTCGCTCTCGCCGCGCCCTCCGCGCCGACGGTCACCTGTGATTTCAGCACGCCGGCGGGGATGCCGCCGCTCGTCGCGAGGTTCGTCGCGTAGCGGACGAGCGTGTTCGCGGCGACCATCCGGTACCAGCCCGCCTCGAGCGGCCCTGTCCCGTGGGCACAGTCGACCGCGGAGTGGTAGCGAATGTGGAGGATGTCGTCGGTGACGTCGAGGTTGCCGATCGTGTAGCGGCGGATGCCGTCGACCAGCTCGACCTCGACCGTCCACGGCGGCACGACATGGAACCTCGCGGGGCGCCCGTCGGCGTAGAAGGACGTCGCGATCACAAACACCTCGCCGAGTTGGAAGTCCCAGAACAGCCGCCGGGCGAACTCCTCCCACGACGTGTACACCTGCGGCTCCGGGTTCAGCAGCCAGCGCACGTCCAGGGACGGCGCGGCGTTGACGAGGTACGGAGGCATCGTCGCGAGCGCCTTCGAGTTCTTGTCGAGGCATGCGTAGGCCATGTCGGTCAGTTGCGTCATATGGCCGTTCCACGCCGGCGGCCACCAGTCGGCCGGCCAGCCCGACCAGGCTGATGGGATCACGCGCGGCGGCGACCAGGCCGCGTCGTCGCCGGTGATCTCGACGCCGTGCGGGTCGCCCGGCGTCACCAACTGATCCGGCCCGACCGTCGACGGTGGCACCGCGGCCGGATCGTTGTCGTTCGGGACGATGTCGTCCGGCGGCCGGATCGACCGTGAGAACACGCCCATCAGTAGATCGCCGGCTCCAGCACCGGCTTGTGGGCCGCCGCGAGCGCCCACACGAGCGCCCTGACAAGATGCGTGTCAGCGCCGGTGACGAGCGCGAGCCCCGACGGGTTCTCCTTCACCCGCGCCATCATCACGGCCACGTCCAGCTCCGCGGTGATGTCGTGGACGATCATGGCGCCGGCGGCGAGGTCGCGCAGCAGCGCCAGCGCCGGCCGCGTCTCGGCCGCGCCGGCCGCCCGCGGGAACGGGATCGTGTCCGGCGGTGTGCGGCTGATCATCGACGCGCCGATCTGCAGATCGCGGATCTCGTGGATCGCCGCGAGCCGGCGCACGTCGAGCAGCGCCGCGTCCCAGCTGTCCCGCAGCCACCCGTCGACCTGGAAACGACCGTCGTCGAGCCGCGCCGCCGCCGCAACAGCGGCGCCCTCGCCGAAGTTGTCCTCGACCGCCACGAACCACGGCTGCTGCTCCTCCACCGCGCCGCCCAGCCGATCCCACACACCCGCCGGCAGCAGCGGCTCAGCGCCGCCGAGCGGCGCCAGATCCCGCGGCCACTGGTTCAGCCACTGCGCCCGGAACGACTCCTCCGGGTCAGGCTCCTCCGGGTCACGCAGCACGCCCGCCCGCGCTGAGGCGAGCTGTCTGCCGATCATCCGCTGCCGCTGCCCCGTCCAGTGCGGCGACGCCGCCCGCCACCCCGCCTCGTCGTCGAGCTCGGCGTCGCGCGGCGCGGACCACTCGATCAGCAGATCGCCGGCGCCGGTCTCAAGCTCGTCCAGCGCCGCCTGCCGCCGCTGCAGCATCAGATCCTCCGCCCGCCGGTGCGCCGTCGAGATCAGCAGCAGCTGCGGCTGCTCCCGCTCCACCATCGTCGGCGTGAGGCTCTCATCGACACTCGACGCCTTCACCTTCCACGCCTCGTCGACCGCGCCCATCGACACCGCCAGGCTGTACGCCGACTCCTTCGCCCGCAGCAGCCACCGCGAGTTCTGCTCCTCGAACAGGATCTCCTCCTGCCCGTTCACCTCACGGACCCGGTAGCCGGGCCGCAGCCTCGCCCACGCCCGCGCCGGCCGCTGCACCTCCCGGCACACCGCCAGATCCTTCCCCGTGTGAACGACATCCTGCGGCTCGCCGAACCGGTCCGCCTGATGCATCCGCCACAGACACAGCTCGCGCAGCAGCCACGACTTGCCGAGCTGCCGGGCGAGCGACAACACCATCGCGTCCCACACCAGCCGGTCGTCCTCGTCGACCTCCAACAGACGAGTCGCCACCAGCCGCTGCCACCACC